TGTACATAATCTTACTTATGGCGCAACATTTTTACCTATACATGGGGTTCCAGTCCAAGGAACCGGCGGAGTTGGTACTTCTGGTCGAAACAGCGTAGGGTTCACGGTTACTAATGGCGGAGTTACTACTGCCCCGGCGACCTGTCCTTCGACGGCGTTTGCTTGGACGTCCCAACTTCCACGATTTTACGTGAGGTATGCCTGATGGCTAACGAACGAAGCACAGATATTGACGGTAATTTAATTGAAGAGATTATCGACCATGGCGATGGAACGGCAACGAGGACTATCTATAATGCGGATGGCTCCACAAGTGTCGAGCAACTCACTGGATTACCGACGATCGTTTCTGAGGTAGATGCTTCTGCTGCAATCACTGCGGCAAGGACGTCTTTAGCGGCAGCAACAACGATTGCTCAAGTACGAGCCAGAACTTTAACGTTATTCGATCTACTTAACGAGGGGTGACTATGGGTAATATTATTACTGTCCCAAAGGGACGAACTAAAACGGTTAAGGTCAGCCTCGGTAGAGACGTATCAACTAGCGAGTTCTCAAGCGATATTCGAGAGGACCGCAATAAAGAATCGGGCCTCATCGCATCTTGGGTAATTGGTTTTGAAACCGATGGCACCGATGGCGAACTTATTTTTACATTAGACGATTTAGTTACAGCCGAAGTAGATGTAACTTCTGGCTACATGGATATTAAAGAAGTAAAAGACGGCGAACCAACCAACGCTAACTACGAACCTCTTGAGGTGCAGTTTGTTAACGTCATCACACCCTAGAAAGGTTCGTTATGATTTTTGCTAATCTAATTCACGACTTAGAAGACTTTGGCGAAGTATTATCTAATCTTTGGCCAATCTATGTTGCGTTCGCAGCACTTTATGTTGGGGCTAAGAATCTAAACAAGAAGCTATTGTTAGAGTTAACCAAGGTTGTAGATGAAAAGGTAGCACCGATCAGGATTGAAGTTACCCCAAACGGTGGTGGCTCTATGAAAGATTCTGTTAAACGGCTTGAAGAGGGGCAAGGTATTCTCGGAGATAAATTTAACGAGATGTCCTACACGCTTCAACGAGCAGCAGCTATCGCAACCTTAAACCAGGGTAGACTTCAGGCGGTTACTGCTAATCTTCCAGCGGCATATTATGAAATGGATCATGAGGGAAACGTCACATCAATTAACGACGCATATCTCAAACTGTACGATATTACAGAACAAGAAGCATTGAACTCAGATGCTTGGAGGAAGCGTATTTCTCCAGAAGATCTTATGATCATCGATTCATCTGGGCATCAAGCTATGGTTTCACAGAGAGATTGGTATTGTTCGTTTCATATATATCGTGATGGAATTCAAATTCCGGTAGTTGCGCGAGCAAAAGCTCTATTTACTAACGGAACGTTTAGCGGTTTTAGTGGCGCCATCACCTTCGATGCGTCGCTTGTCAACAAAGGATTATGATTATGTCTTGGCGAGTTTCAAAAGCAATCGTTTCACTTACGGCAGAAGTAGATGCCTCCTTCCCTGGACGGTCTAAGATTAGCGACGGCACCATTGGTGATGCCGCTCACTCTGCTCGTAAAAGTGATCACAACCCAGACGACCACGGAATCGTTCATGCTCGAGACTTTACTGAGTGGGACCCAAACAAGAACATCGATAACGATGATGTAGCATACCGACTTGCAGAGTTTCTTCGGGCTAAGAAGGACCCTCGCATCAAGTACGTTATTTCTCGTGGCCGAATCTTCTTCAGCTACGTCTACCATGGTCATGCGGCGTGGACTTGGCAGCCGTATCATGGACCCAACGGGCACTTCCATCACTGTCACGTTTCTGTTTATGGCGATGATGGATCTCCTTGGGGCTTCAATAAGAGTACCGCTCCTCCGGCTAAGCGTTGGGTTGAGTTCACCAAGGGCGATACTGATCTTACTATTTCGTTCAGAGGAGGCCAGGTTGCTGAAATTACTCAATACCAAGAGCTTTTGCTTTGGACTTCTGTTAAGTACGGTCTTCCGAACCTCAACCCAAAGGGTATCGACGGTAAAAACGGAGATAACTCAGCAGCCGCATGGATTAACTTCCAGCGCTGGGTTCAGGGGATGCAGCGAAAGCTCGGCCACTCGGTATGGCCTTCAGCCGATAATCTTGTTACCTCTAAGAAGCTTGACGTCTTACGTTTTTGGGCTGCGGGTAAGTAGTTCGGCACACTCCTACGAAGAAAGGAGGGGAGATGGCAGAGAAAAGACGACGTCGTCCGGCGACTACACCCGAGGGACGAGAAAATCAAAACATCTCCCTTGCTGTAGATCTAGCCGAACGTCAACTTATGGACGGGACCGCTTCCGCCCAAGTTATTACCCACTATCTTAAGATGTCCTCCACTCGAGAAGCATTAGAGCAAGAGCGATTACAGCGAGAAAACCTTCTTCTTGCCGCAAAGGTTGACCAAATGGCATCGATGCAGCGAATTGAAGAGTTGTATGAGTCTGCTTTGAACGCTATGAGTGCTTATACAGGCAATGAAGTAGTGGAAGATGAGTATTATGGCGACTAGAACATATTCTGAATTATCTAGACTAGAAACGTTTCTAGAAAGGTATGAGTATTTACGAATAGGCGGGGATGTAGGGCGATCTACATTTGGGTTTGATCGCCACATAAACCAAAGGTTCTACACTTCTAAACAATGGAAAGATGTTCGACGACACGTGATTTTACGTGATCTTGGTTGTGATTTGGGGGTAGATGGGTATGATATCCAATTTGGCCCGCTAATTCATCACATGAATCCGATGACTCAGGCTGATATTTTACATGGAGCAGACTGGATTTTAGACCCAGAGTATTTGATTACAACCACCCATAACACACACAATGCCATACACTATGGTGATTCAAATCTACTTCCAAAAACGGTTGTAGAACGAACGTATAACGACACTAAACTTTGGTAAGGAGGTTTACGTATGGAACAGAGTATTTTAATCAGTACTAAAAAAGTGTTAGGGCTAGACCAATCGTTTTTAGCCTACGATTTAGACATCGTTACTCACATTAATCTTGCGTTTTCGACCTTAGACCAGCTTGGTGTTGGGCCGGATGGTGGCTTTGCCATCGAAGATGAAACGGCTAAGTGGGGGGATTTAGGTCTTCCTACTAAATATTTAAGTATGATTAAAACATATGTGTTACTCAAAGCACGTATGTTATTCGATCCGCCGACGTCAGGGTTTCTTATGGAGGCAACGAAAGATCAGATTAAAGAGCTTGAGGGTAGATTAAGTCTTCTTAGGGAGGCCGATTTAGTATGATGCTTGATGATGTTGATAACTTTCTAGAGCATTTCGGTATCCGAGGAATGCGATGGGGGGTTCGTACTAAGGGTACTCGTTCGGGTGATTCCGGTGGAACTCCGGCTGGAAAACACGTTCCGGAGCCTAAGGTAGAAAAGCCGCCAAAGCGATTAAGCGAACGCCAAGTAAAACGGGAACGGCAGAGACTTCTAGTTAAACATCGAACTATTTCGGATGAAGACTTGAAGAAAACGATCGACCGACTTACTAATGAAAAGAAGTTGGTTGATATGCTTCAAGAAGATTTAATGCCTCATCGAAAGAAAGCTAGGAAGCTCACTAACGAGATTCTTACCGAAACGGGTACCAAGCTGGTTAAGAACGTTGCCCTTGGGGCCGGTTCTGGGCTTGTAGTCAGGAGTCTTGGGCGGCATAGAAAGAGTAGTAAAGCCGCCGAATTCATCACGCCATTCCTCAAACCAAAGAAGTAAGGGGGTATCGGCTTGGCTTTATCAAACACAGCTACGCCAACGTATTATGGAAAGTTTCGCCAAGCCGTTTTGAACTACGAGATTCCCGTATGTAATGAAATCAACTTAGAGATGCAACGAATCGATCAGTTAATCGCTGATCCACAATACTATTACGATTCGGATGCAGTAGAGGGTTTCATTAAATACTGTGAAGCTGAGTTAACCCTTACTGATGGTACAGATTTACACATGCTTGATTCATTCAAGTTGTGGGCCGAACAAGTATTTGGTTGGTATTACTATGTAGAGCGAAACGTGTACGACCCCGCTAAGGGGCATCGCGTAACCAAGGTGATTAAGAAGAGGCTCACCACAAAACAATACCTAATCGTTGCCCGTGGCGCCGCTAAGTCAATGTATGGGTTCTGTATCCAGGCCTTCTTCCTGAATGTAGACACCTCTACTACCCATCAGATTACTACGGCCCCGACCATGAAGCAGGCCGAAGAGGTGATGTCTCCGTTTAGAACGGCCATCACTAGGTCTAAAGGTCCTCTGTTTAAGTTCCTAACAGAGGGTTCTCTTCGTAATACTTCCGGTTCGGCGTACATGAGGCAGAAACTGGCCTCAACCAAGAAGGGTATTGAGAACTTCTTAACCGGGTCGCACCTCGAAGTTCGTCCTATGACGATCAATAAACTTCAAGGCCTCCGCCCAAAGGTGTCAACCGTTGATGAATGGTTGTCTGGCGACATTCGAGAGGATGTTGTTGGCGCAATCGAACAGGGCGCTTCCAAGATGGACGACTATTTGATCGTCGCCATGAGTTCGGAAGGTACTGTTCGTAATGGTTCCGGTGATACAATCAAAATGGAACTACTTAACATACTAAAGGGTGAGTATCACGCTCCACATGTTTCCATTTGGTACTACAAACTAGACGATGTGGAAGAAGTATCTAACCCGGCGATGTGGGTAAAGGCAAACCCTAATCTTGGTTTGACCGTAACCTATGACGTTTACCAATTGGACGTAGAGCGGGCCGAAAAAGCGCCAGCTTCTCGCAATGATATTTTGGCTAAACGCTTCGGGATTCCCATGGAGGGGTACACCTACTTCTTTACGTATGAAGAAACCATCCCCCACGATAGGGGAGCGAACTTTAATGGTCTTCCGTGTGCGCTTGGCGCCGACCTTTCACAAGGCGATGACTTCTGTGCGTTTACTTTCTTATTTCCATTAGCTAACGGCATGTTTGGCGTTAAAACTAGAAGTTACATTACCACATTAACACTAATGAAACTTCCTCTTGCTATGCGAATGAAGTATGAGGAGTTCATTGGGGAAGGTAGTCTACACATTCTCGAGGGTAATGTGTTAGACATGATGGAAGTTTATGACGATGTCGACGCATACATTGTTGCTAACGATTTAGATGTTCGATCGTTTGGCTTCGACCCATATAACGCTAAAGAATTTGTTACTAGATGGGAAGCTGAGAATGGCCCATTTGGCATCGAGAAGGTTATTCAGGGAGCTAAAACTGAATCAGTTCCTCTTGGTGAATTAAAAACTCTATCTGAACAACGTGCTTTGATCTTTGATCAAGCATTAATGTCTTTTGCTATGGGTAACGCTGTTACTTTAGAAGACACGAATGGTAACCGCAAACTTTTAAAAAAGCGAGCGGAAGAAAAGATTGATAATGTATCTGCTTTGATGGATGCGTACGTTTCATACAAGGCGAACAAAGACGCCTTCTTATAAAAGGAGTAACAATGGGTAGTAAAGTTGTACGACAGGCTCGTGTTTCCCATCAGGCTGCAATTGACCCGACTCGGGTTGTTGAAGACTTTGCATTGTTCGATAAGCAGACCGGTGAGATTAATATTTTTGAGGCTCAGGAAGCCATCATTACTGGTTTAATCGAAGATTTGGCTGCGCTTACTCTCCGCGTCGAGGCTCTTGAACCCTAACCGATCGGAGTTGATATGATTATCGATAAAGACGGTAACGAGTATATCGAACACTTTGGTCGTATTGGTATGAAGTGGGGTGTTCGGTCTAGGACCATTAATAATAACGCACGAGAAACAGCCAACAAAGCTGGGCTTCAGACAATAAAAGATAAGTCTCTTGCTATTGGGAAAAAGATTATTGGGCCTTCAAAGACCGAACGAGATGCCGGCAAAAAGAGGCATGAGAATCGTATCACCAAGGTAAATAAAGGGTTTGCTAAATTAGACTCAGCAAAAACCAAACAGCAACGAAATGCAGCCAAAGCGATTCTGCATAAGGTCGGTAATGAAAAGCTTGCGATGGCTGATTCTAAAATGGCATACACTACATCTAGAGGAACCCGTCTTGTCGCATTTTGGATGGGGCCAGGAGCCGCTTTAGGTGCAGTAAAGGTTGCGGACTATACTCGTCGATACGCCGATCGAAAGTATATTAACTCGGCTAAAATGGCGTGATGCTTTATGATTATTGAACGACCGTTTAATGACCCATTCAAAAAGCCTTAGACGACGAAGGAGGTGAGATATTTTGGGAATTCTAAGCCGAGTAAAAGGAGCATGGAACGCTTTTCGATTGGTTGATTCATATTCGAACTCGTCAGACATCGGTACGCCAAGCTATAGCAATCGATTTGATAGGACTCGTGTTAGTTCATCCAATGAGGGTTCTATTGTTTCATCAATCTATACCACGATTGGGATGGATGTTGCTGGTGTAGATCTTCGGCATGTTAAAGTTGATAAGACGGGTCGATATGAAGATGATATCGATAGCCCATTGAACCGTGCACTTAACTTTGAGCCAAACCTAGATCAGGGACCTAGAGCATTCAGACAAGAAATTGCCACTACATTATTTGATAAAGGTGTATTAGCCATTGTCCCAGTGGATACTTCTCCAGCTCCTTCCGATGGTGAATACTTCGATATTTATACGCTTAGGGTGGGGCATATTGTCCACTTCTATCCGAAGCACGTTAAAGTTAGCGTGTATAACGAAAAGTATGCCCGCCGAGAAGAGCTTATTCTAGAAAAGCGATTTGTCGCTATTGTTCAAAACCCACTGTATGCGGTGATGAATGAAGCGAACTCTACTCTTCAACGTCTTATTCGTAAGCTAAACCTTCTGGATGCTGTCGATGAAGCCACAGCCTCAGGTAAGTTGGATCTAATCATCCAGTTACCTTATGTCATTAAATCTGAGGCACGTAAAGAGCAGGCTATTCAACGTCGTGAGGATATTGAGCTTCAACTTAAGGGTAGCAAACACGGTATTGCTTACACAGATGCTACTGAGAAGATCACCCAGCTTAACCGCCCGATCGAAAACGCGCTTCTTCCTCAGATCGAGTTCTTAACCGCTATGCTTTATAGCCAACTTGGTATCACCGAAGAGGTTATGAACGGCACAGCTGATGAAGCAACGATGCTTAATTATCTCAACCGAACCGTTGAGCCTATCGTTGATGCAGTTATCGAAGCTATGCAGAGGTCTTTCTTAGGGCCAATTGGGTACGATAAAGATGAGCGAATCCTATATTTCAAGAACCCGTTCAAGTTGGTTCCTCTCTCAAACATGGCTGAAATTTCGGATACATTTACTCGAAACGAAATCATGACTTCGAATGAGATTCGAGGTTTTATTGGGCTTAGGCCTTCTAAAGATCCTAAGGCTGACCAGTTAATCAATAGCAATATGCCTCAACCAGATCCAGCGGCGGTTCCAGTTGACCCCGCACTTCAAGATCCGGTAATTCAGGATCAAGCGGCAATCGACGCTCAGGCACAAGAACAACTTGCCGCTGATCAAGCAGCACAGGATGCAGCTACCGCAGCAGCATTCGATGAGATTAACGCTGCGTTGGATCAAACATTTAAAGATTTGGGGGTATAGCAGTGGATGACGAAGTTGAACATCTTATTCTTGAACATGCGGACATTCCTGTAAAAAGGATCTATAACCCAGCAAAAGCTCACGAATATTACATAAAAAACCGAAAGCTTAAAGGGCGTCAAAAAGCTAAGTTTGTAATCGGGCCTAAACTGCCCACTAAACTTCCGCCTAAAACGTTAGTTAAGCAACCTACTAAAGCTCAGCAACCGGTTAAAGCTTTACCTTTAGCGCCTAAAACTTTACCTAAAACATCCCTTGCTTCCGCTAAGAAACCATTAGCTAAAGTTAAGAGCGCAGCAGAAAGGCAACGGGAACTAAAAGTCAAGGTTGATGAGCTTAAGGGTCGTCTTGACATACTTAAGGAAACTTTGGCCGGGTTAGTTAAAGAGGCTAAAGCTAAGACCGAAGCCAGCGCCGGTACTACTTCTGCTACCAAAGACCAAGCGGGTGGGTCTAAAGGGGCTTCTGGTGGGGACTCTACTAAGTTAACCTCGGCCCAAAAAGCCGATGCGGCACAGTCTTCAAAAGAGTATTACGATAAGAATGTGAAAGATAAGGGGGGTACCTCTTCTCTCGCCGATCAACAAAAGAACCTTACTGAGAGTATCGCTAGGATTACAGAAAAGATTGCTAAAGTTCGTTCTGAACTTAAGGGATCTGTTTCTTCAGCTAAAACTCAAGCGATGTCTAAACCTGGAGCAAAACCGACTCCTGGTTCGCTGGCTCAGAAACCAAAACCCGGAGCATCGGCGCAAAAACCAAAGCCAGTTCGTAAAACCGTACCCATCGATAATTACGATCTAACAGGCTACGATTACAAAAAGGGTAAATGGTATGACCCAAAGGGTAAGTATGTTGGAGATGCTCAGTATGAAGATTCTCCAATTAAATTAGCTCCAGGGGCCAGACTTAAACCCAAACGCAAACCTAGACGACGTAAGACTCGATGAGAAAGGAAATCAAAATGGAAGCAGATTTTAGCGGTTACGCCACCAAGGCTGGCCTTAAGTGCACCGATGGTCGAACCATTCTTCCGGGCGCATTCAGCCAGCAGGATAAGATGCAGGTTCCGCTCGTTTGGCAGCACGGCCACAAGGACATTGAGAATGTCATTGGTCACGCCATCCTTGAGAACCGAGATGATGGTGTTTATTGTTATGGGTTCTTTAATGATTCACCCAAAGCAGCCCATGCTCGTAGTGTAGTTGAACACAAAGACGTCACCATGATGTCTATCTGGGCCAATGAACTTATTGAGCGCTCTAAGCGTGTTATGCACGGTGTCATTCGAGAGGTTAGCCTGGTTCTTTCTGGCGCTAACCCCGGGGCACTTATTGAAAACATCACCATTCGTCACAGCGATGATGATTTTGAGGTCCTTGATGAGGAAGCTATCATTTTCACTGGACTTGAATTTGAACTTGAGCACGCAGATCAGAGTTCCGCCTCTTCTAACGAAAAGACGGTTCAGGATGTTTACGACAGCATGACTGAAGAGCAGCAGCAGGTTCTTCATTACATGGTTGGGGAGGCTATGGCTTCGGTCGAGGCTCCCGTTAAGCATGACAACGTTGAGGACGATGAAGAGGTCGACCCCGACGTTGCCGCTGATGATGATACCGATGTTGACCCCGAGGATGTCGATACTGACGCCCTTGACCCCGATGATACTGATGACACTGATGCCGATAATGGCCTCGACTCTAACAACACTGATGACAACCAGGAAGGTTCCGAAATGAAGCACAACGTTTTCGAAGACAAAGACGAGAAGGACACCCGTTATTCTCTCACCCACAGCGACATCGAGGGTATCGTTGCTGATGCCTCGAAGAATGGTTCCCTTCGGGATGCTGTTCAGGGTTTCGCTCTTGCGCACGGCATCAATGATGCCGATCTTCTCTTCCCAGACGCCAAGTCGCTTGACTCGGTTCCTGAGTGGATTAAGCGCCGGACTGAGTGGGTCGGAGAGTTCCTTTCCGCAACTCGTAAGAGCCCGTTTAGCCGCATCAAGACCTACGCTGCGGACATCACCCACGAAGAGGCTCGTGCCAAGGGTTACATCACCGGCTCTCTGAAGCGTGAAGAGTTCTTCTCGGTCATGCGTCGGTCTACCGTCCCTACCACCATCTACAAGAAGCAGAAGCTTGATCGGGATGATATTCTCGACATCACTGATTTTGACGTGGTTGCGTGGCTTAAGGCCGAGATGCGAATTATGCTCGACGAGGAAATCGCCCGGGCCGGTCTTATTGGTGACGGCCGTGACGTGAGCCACGAGGACAAGATCAATGAGGGCAACATTCGCCCCATTGCTAAGGACCACGAGCTTTACACCACCCAGGTGTACGTTAACCTTGCTGACGCTTCGTCCTCCATTCAGGAGTTCATCGATGCGTTCATCGTCAACCGCTCGAAGTACCGTGGCTCTGGTCTTCCGACCTTCTACACCACTGAGACCTACATCGCTCAGTTCCTTATGCTTAAGGACAGCGTTGGCCGTCGTATCTATAAGAACCTCGACGAGCTTGCGACTGAGCTTCGCGTTGCTCGGGTGGTTCCTGTCGAGGCCCTTGAGGATGAGCCCGATATCATTGGTATCGCGGTCAACCCGGCTGACTACGTCTATGGCGCCACTTCTGGTGGCGAGGTCAACATGTTTGATGACTTCGACATCGATTACAACCAGCAGAAGTACCTGATCGAGACCCGCCTCTGCGGTGCTCTGACCAAGGTCAAGTCGGCTCTGTGCTTCCGCGTTGTTGATGGCGGCGATATTCTCGTCGTCCCCGCTGCCCCCGCTTTCGATGCTGAGGCCGGCGAGGTTACGATCAACGACACCACGCACGTTGCTTACCACCGTACCGACACCAACGCTGTTGTGAACAACGCTGGCTCGCCGTACACGGTTGCGTCTGGTGCTAGCCTTACCATTGTGGCCTCGCCCACCACCGGCTACTACTTCGCCACCAGCGATGATGACGAGTGGGTCTTCACCGCTGACTGATATTTGAGGGGTTAAGATGGCTAGATTTTTTGGAGAAGTTGGTTACGGTTTTTCTGCGGAAACTCCCCCTGGTTCTGGCGTATGGGTTGATTCGGTAATCGAATACTCGTACAAAGGAGATATTATTAAGAACGCTAGGGCGTTAACTCCGACAGACAAGCTTAACCAAGATATTTCCGTGTCTAATTCGATTAGTATTTTAGCCGATCAATACGCCATCGAACACTTTTTCGATATCAAGTATGTTAGATGGGCGGGGGCTCTTTGGGATGTCAGCAACGTTGATGTTCAGAGCCCTCGCCTCATCTTAAGTCTCGGGAGTGTGTATAATGGCCCAACGCCTTGATCTTCAGGCTTTATTAGTATCTTTACTTGGTTCTAGTTATGTATATTTTCAACCTCCTCCTACTGTTAAAATGCAATACCCATGTATTGTGTACAAGTTAGATAAGGTCGACACCAGGTTTGCTGGAAACAAACCATATTCTAAAGAAAAACGATACCAAGTAACCGTTATCGATGCTAACCCAGATAGCGAAGTTCCAGATAAAATTTCAGATTTACCTAAGTGTGCTTTTGAACGCTTTTTTACTTCTGAAAATCACAATCACAACGTGTACAACCTTTACTTCTAAGGAGAAAAACAATGGCAGTCCTTAAATGGGACGAGGTCGGTACTCGGTTCTATGAAACCGGTGTCGACAAGGGAGTCCTCTATATTCCCGACTCCAATGGTGCTTACACCAATGGCGTTTCTTGGAGCGGCCTTACTAGTGTTTCGGAGTCGCCGTCTGGCGCCGAGCCGAATGCTCAGTATGCCGACAACATCAAGTATCTCAACCTGGTTTCCGCAGAGGAGTTTGCGGCAACTATTGAGGCGTTTACTTTCCCCGACGAGTTCCAGCAGTTCGATGGTCTTGCGGTCCCGACCCCTGGCGTTGCCATCGGTCAGCAGACTCGTAAGACTTTCGGTCTTTGCTACCGGAGCCTTAAGGGTAATGACCTCGAGGGAACCGACTACGGTTATAAACTTCACCTTGTGTATGGTTGCCAGGCTAGTCCTTCGGAGAAGGCCTTTGCTACGGTCAACGATTCGCCTGAGGCTATTGCTATG